CGTTAGGGCATTAGTGCCAAGCGTCACAAGGTTGGTCATGCCAGCAGTACCCATGTTGTAGGTTGCGTTTAGGCCGTCTTCAGCAGTAGCGCCAATTTGGGTAAAGCCAGCTACGGCGATCTCAGCGTTAGTATCAAATCCTTCTGTACCTAGAGTGACTGCGCCATCAATACCAGCAGTACCTAGCGTTACCATGCCGTCAATCCACGGCGTGAAGTCTACGTTTGATGCCGCCTCACCCATGCTGACAAATGAACCGTAGAGCGCCTGCTGCGTAGTTGCATCAGCACTGATACGAGCAAGATCAACCTCTGCCGAGTACCGGGCCATTGTCTTGGTTGAGTCTGCCTGCATCCACATCATGCCCAAATTACTGATCGGGGCAGCTAGTATGCTTGCCCATTGGATTGCCTGAGACTGCTGGGGAATAGGCTGTACAACAGGTGTCTGTGTCATGGCTAGAGCCATAACCGCAGCACTAGCCGCTTGTCCATCGCCTGCCGCCGCAATAGCCGACAACGCATCGAATTTTGCCTGCGCTGCTCTGGCGTTAGCTTCAGCACTTTTTTGTACCGCTTCGTAGTATTGAGTAGTAGTTGACGCACACCCAACCAAGCCCAATAACGCTACCGCACAAATCAAATTTTTCATGTCAAATGTCCTTCCCTAAACTAAAGGTGAAAGGCTTATAACCTTTCTTGTCCAGCACCCGTTGCCAGCCTTTACGGCCCGCAACACTCATCCCAGTACAGCCGCTTAACTTTGCATAGTGTACCGCCGATTCATCCATATCAACAATAGTGTCCATATTTCCGCCCGCTAGGAAGATATGTAACACTTTTTTGCGCGGGTAACATATGATCTCAGTTACAGCGCAGGCATCGTCAGCAGGCCAAAACTGCATTAAGCCTTTTTTTACGCCATCTACGATGTCTTCAAATATGTGGGTGTTGCCCCCTCTGTCTAATGCCGCCTCAATCCACGGTTTACAGCGGTCTAGCTCTTTATCTAAATCCTCCATTTACGCACTCCTTACGGTTGAACTTTAACAAAACCGTTTGAATCAACGTAAAGCGCCCCCGATACAGATGTGCTGCTCGGCAAGCTGTTACCTTTAGACATTAAAACTTGCACAAATTCGTTACCAACGGAAACAACCAGATAGCCATTGCTTGCGTCATACAGCAAAATGCCGTTTTCAGTTGCCACATCGGACGTTTGCTTTTGCGATATCAGCGCCCTGACCCGGGTTAGGTAATCGTTTAGATCCTCCGCCCATAAATGCGGTGTCTCTCTGGAGTACGGTGGTGGTAACTCTCTGCTCACCGCCTTCCTCCGCCGCTGATACGCAACCGGACATCACCTACACGCCAGTTAGCCTCTGCATCGCCGTCAATCCGAACCCTAACTTGCCTGCCCGTCATCCTAACGCTTGTCGGGTTTGTTGGGTCAAACGGGCCATGCTCAGTCTCGCTCCCGTTAGGGTAGAAACGAGTTTTAAATTTAACGCTGACCTCGCCCTGCGTATCCTCTTCTGGGATCATCTCCGTAATACGCATAACCGTGTCACCGTCAGCAATGTTTACGGGGCCACTTTCAACAAATACCGCGCTACCCTCATGACCATATCCTGACTCATGGCGATATACCGCGCCATCTGTACCAATCCACATCGGGTCCAAGAACACACCAGAATCTACGCCAGTGCAGCGCCCAAGATCGCCCACAAGCCAATGGTTTTCGTTGTAGTCGTAAGCAACGTACCGGGTGTTTTCGCTTTGGCCTTCGCCAGGGTAAAACCACCAAACCTCGTTAAATTTCTGATTAGCAACACAGAATCCGTGGCTAATTCGGTCTCGGTTCATCTCGGTAAATACCTTGTCATGCACCTCGCATGGAAGAACTCGAGCCGTTGAACCGTCATATACAAAGAAGTTGCGTTCACCCATCCAGAAGGCTGTCGGGCCTACAGAAGCCAGCATATTGCGACCAACTAAGCCGCACGAGTTGCCGATTTTCTGAAACCCAAACACCGTAGGTGGCCCCTGATACGTTGCGACCCACGCATCTATATCTGTACAGATCAGGGTTCTACCTCGCACCCTTGCCCCTGCAACAATCTCGCCTGATGTCTGTAGCTCAAGGTCGCCAGCCTCGTTAGTAACCGCTGGCTGCCACTCGTACAGGTTTTCACGGTCACACCACTGCACCTTCCGAGTGTTGCCGCCTGCGCCAAGGCAGAATACAAATCTTTCAGCGGTAACAACTATCGCTTTGTTTGATGTTGGCACTTCGCTAGAAACGGACACTGATGAGTTAGCAGAAACAAGTGTTGCAACCGTTGTCGTAGGACTTGCCGCAAATGCCGACACATCCAACTCATACAAGTTGCCGTCTGCATCAGACAGCGCAACCAAGTCTTCACCCCAGTTGTCTAGCGTCCAATTAGTAGCCGCTGCGACCGTGTAGTTTCTTTCTCTGGGTACGCCATAAGCGCCAGAGCCATAGTTTTTACCACCGTAACCAAGGTTTTCAGTCGCTTGTGCAATGCCCGCACTGAACCCTGCCGGGGTGATGTCGTAGACAACATCGTTGCCGTCTATCATCGCTAAACGGTTGTATGACCCAGCAGCAAGGTATGGCGATCCATTATTTGACGCCCATGCGTGTGAGCCTCTGGACTGCCTGTTGGCTTGGCGTACCGTTATCTCAGTGAGCGTAATCGTGTCTGTCTCTCCGCCCGTAGCAGAGTCAAGCGTAATAACTAGATTGGTGTTTGAAAGCGATCCGCCAGTGGTGATCGAAAACGAACTACGGCCTGTTGTCGTAATGTTTGTGCTGGATGCCACCCCGCCAAGGGTGATCGTTGCTGACGCCCCTGTAGACACCGCTGTTACGTTTACATCTACGACATAGCTGGTTGAGACCGCCAGCACACTCGACAAGCTCTGCGTGATGCTCGCCGCTGTGCCTGCCGTATTGCTCAACTGCAGCGTGTCAATATCTGCATTGTAGTTGGTGTTAGATAGCGTCCACTTTGACGAATCTTCTAGGTGCGGGTCATTGCTAATCGTTTCAATGTTTGCCGACTGCACCCAGCCGCCTACTGGCTGCGGAGCGTTGTTAGTCCAGCGCACAAGGCTAGAGTCAAGCCAGCGCCCCTTAGAGTCTAAGTCTACGCCGTGACTATAAACGCCTGCGGGAATGTCCAGCTTGAATAGGGGCATTAAGATGTATACCCAATAAATGAACCGTAAAGAGTGCCGCCCACATTCCAGATTTGAATCCAGTTTGTAGCACCCACCTCAAGCTCTGGGGCAGACCCAAACAGCCACTCCATAGTGGGCCATGTGATGTCGTCAGTAGAGCCAACAGAGGTAAAACGCAGGGTTACGAACTCGCCAGATGCAAGGCTTGAGGTGATAGTTACGTCACCCGCCATCGCGCACGTTTGGACCGTCCCGTTAGCTGGGTCAACATTCTGAGTGCCTGATGTGCCTAACGCATGGACTTGCTCAGTAATCTTGCCATCTACGTCAAGCGCGGCGACCTGATTTAGCGTCATGCCTGATGTGGTATAGCTGTTGAGGTTTAGTACAGTCCCACCGCCGCCACCCCCAGCATTCAGCAGAGTGTCCAAAGATGTCCAGTTATTGTTGAGTTTTGTACCCCACGCATCGGAGTCGCCACCGATTGCGGGAAGGTTAAAACTGAAATTTGTAGTAGTAGTCATAGCTGCTCTCGCTCTTAATCCCTATATTTTACTACGGCTAATAAATTATTTTGCCACTTTCGTTGACGGGTAACGCCTTGATCTTCCGGGCCACACAATCCTTACCGCGCCTTCTTTGCCAGAATATCCGTAAAATCCGGCACCAATCGAATTAGCCCCTGCTGGGGTTGGACCGCCGCCGCCATATTCCTGATCATCTTGTCCTGAGTCTGTGCCTTGGTCATGCGACCCTGGGCTGCCATCGTTCTCTCGGATCGTATTTTCTGACGTATTTGCAGTGTCATAAATACCACCAGCGCCGGAAGTACCCTGACCATATAGACTCACACCGCCGCCATAGCCCCCTTGTCTTCTAAAAGGGCTGAAGCTGCCACTAAGCCATTTTCCACCAGCGCCGCCACCGCCACCACCGCCTGACCCAGCGGAGCCGTTCCCTGTTGCGCCGTTACCGCCATTTCCAGCATAGCCAGCAGCACCGCCACCACCGGGGCCAGCAGAGCTAAATCTGCCATTGGCCCCAGAAGCGCCGCTTCCGCCTGCATATGATCCCTTTCTGGAAACTTCCGCCGCCAAAATGGTAGTGTCGCTGTTTGTGTTGTCGCCGCCTGCACCGCCTTTTGCTTGTATTAAAGTCGTGCCGCTGCGGGATATTGATGACGCGCCGCCGTTACCCCCTGCGTCGTTAACCCCGCCAAAGTTGTATGCCCCGGCTGACCCACCATCACCAACGACTACGGTAAGCTGCTGTCCCGGGCTAACTTTTATCGTCCCGTAGGCTAACGAGCCTCCGTCTCCAGCTTCACAGAGATAGTTGCTAGAGCCGCCGCCACCGCCGCCAATACAAACACACGCTATATACTCAACATTATCTGGAACAGTAAACGTGTGGGTTCCCGGGCTGAATATCTGCTCCCCTTTTGCGGGCAGACCCTTGGCTTTCACCATTGCTCTAAACATTACACATTACTCCAAGTGTCGCCAGGTTCTGGCCTGTCTGCCCAGATCGCGGATGGCTCCACCCTGTCTGTCCATGTGTCGCCGGGTTCCGGCTCTGATTCCCACTTCAAGCGTCCTGATATCGCCATGACCCCAGTAGCGGCAGATTTTGCGCCTGATTTAGTAATGATCCTAACTGTTGATGCTAGTAAATTACCTTCTGCTGCTATCAGGGCCGCGCCAGCATGATTCATCCCGGCACCAGCGTTGGTGACGCTAACCGCAGCCGCTTGTATTCCGGCCTGCTGTACTCGATACGGCGAAAGCGTAGTGCTAGAGGCTGCCGCAGAAGCGAGTGCCGCCGGGAGTACAAGCCCCGCGCCAGCGTTAGTGGCAGATGCTACATCAGAAGATGCAGCGGCATTAAGATAATCGCCTTCTGCGTATCCCTTTGCCCAATACCCTGACGCAACATATTTGCTCATGCAATCAGATCGCCGCAATAATCAAAGCAAATGGCATTAGTTAGCTCCCTCTAACGCTTCTAGTCGCGTTGTTAAATCAGCAATAGACGATGCTTGCGCGTCAATAGTTGTTTTTTGCTCTTGAATAGCTTTAGTTAACAGCGCAACCATGTTTCCGTATGCCAAAGCCTCTGGCTCATCTTCAGTGTTGTAATCTACAAACTCTGTTAAGCCCGCATCGTGTACTTCTTCTGCAATAAACCCACCAAACCGTCTACCGTCTGCATCATTAATTCCCTCAAACGTAACAGGACGTAAATTCATTACATCAGACAGGCCGTAAGACATATCAGTAATTTCTGTCTTGTAGCGTCTAGATGATGTTGATCTCTGAAAACGTCCAGCGGGAGTAATTTGTACATTTGCGGAACTGCTAGTGGTGTTTGAGTATGTTGGGGTGCTTTCTAAATACCCATCGGTAGTAAAGCGCGCCGCGATAACACCAGACGTAGCTTGTCTAAATACAAGAGCGCCTGCGTTGTCGTGTCGTAAACCAACTTGCCAAAATCCACCATCGGTTTTCCATGACGTAGCGGAGTATCCGTTGGTTCCAGTAGCCTCGATTATTGCACCCGCTGATGTACCAGAAGTTTGCACTTTAAATTGGTTGTAAGAGTCTACGGTTGTAGTGCCAATGGCTACGTTACCGCCTTTTGGATTTAAGGATATAGTTTGAGCGCCTGCCGAAAGGTTTCGTGATTGAATAAAACCAATGGCGGTTGCGCCACTGTTATCCATGCCAAACTCAAGCTGATTGTTTGCGTTGCCGCCTTGTATTGAAAACAGCGGTG